CCCCGGTCAGGCCATAGGTGGCGACCCAGCCGTTGTCGCCGACTTCCCAGGCGTGGCGTGCGACCCACATCGGCTCGCCAATCGCGAGGCGGCTGAGACAGTCGAGCAGACACGTCATGCCCGGCCCGTGCGTATCGTCGCGCCAACTCGGCACGCTCGCCTCGACGAACTCCTTGTTCACGTCGGGCAAGATCGCCGCGGCGATGTCGTCGGCATTCAGCCCCGTAAGTCCGTAGGGATCGCCAAGCGAATTGTTGCCATCCTCGACCAGGTGACTCTCGAAAACCTCCGGATGCCGAGTGGCGGCAAACGAGCCATCACCTTGGAAGTCGTTACTGCCATAGGCAGCGCCGAGAACTGGGCCGTCACCTGTGCCGTAGTCGTGGCCGCGGACTTCGACCGCATTGCGCGTCTGCTCGGTGTTCCGATCGCCGCTCGCGCCCTCGAGGATGTCGGCGTTGCCTAGCGTGAAACTCGTCGTATTGTCCGGGTGGCCGATCATCTTGACCCGGCGAATGGTGCCGGTGCGGTCCTGATAGGTGCGATAGAGCGTGGCGCGATCGATCGCCTGGATGTACGCCCAGGCGGTGGTGCCAGTCTTCCAGTCGAACGCTGCCGCGGCCGCGGGCTGGGCACCGAGTGTGACGCCAGTGCCGTCGATGTTTCCCGAGCTGTAGCTCACGCCAGGCACCTGCGAGAGCACGAACTGAATGATGGCCTGGTCGGTCGCGCCGCCCGGGAAGATACCCACCGACCCATCTGGGAAGTCGCCGCTGTAACCGAAGCGGAAATCCTTCGCTGGCGCCCACTCGTTGGCATAGGCAAGGCTGCCCACGGCCACCATCTCGATGCTCTTTGGGAAGGCTGAGGGACGGAAGCGACGCAGCTTGCCGGTAAAGCGCGTGACATTGTTGCCGGCGCCAGCGACGACGCTCAGGGTGTCCTCCTCGTTACCACTCGCGGGCTTCGAGGTGACGAACACACTGCATGTCGGCCAGCCAGTGTCGGCCGCGATCTCGCCCCGGGCGCCGATGACGTTGGTCAGCACATGGCTGGCGAAGTTGACGGTCAGCGATACCGTGCGCACCGTCGCCATCAGATCGCCGTACCGGTGACCAGGAATGTGGCCGTGCCCATGCTCTTGGCGTTGGGGAGATAGGTTGGCCGCTCGAGCTGGGTGAGTATGGCCGTCGTCGTTCCGAGGTTGTCGATCACGAGTGTGCCTGCGCCTGGCCCGTTCACGACATCGACGATCGGTGTGCCGCCGAGTGGGACGTGAACGTGGTACTTGGAGGTGACCAGCGACTGCAACGTCAGCCAGTCGGACTGCGCGGCCATCAAGATGCTGAGCGTGAACTCCGGCAGGTCGCCGCTCGCCTGGCGCGAGCCGGTGATCGTCGAGCGAAACGTGGCAGTGGTGCTGCTCACCTGGAAGCTGGACATCTAGCTCGGACCGCTGCGGCGGACAGCCGAGGATTGGGTAGCGGGCGGCGTCTGCGATCGCGCATTCGCGTCGATCAGCTCGCTGTACACGTCGTTTCGGAATTGATCTGGACTCAGATTGATCGTCAGCTGGATGGCTTGCGTCCGTTGGTCGGCAATCGCCGATAACAGCTGGTTCGTCTCTTGAGCCAGTGTGATCTGGGCCAGTTGCCGCTCCGTGCTCACCTCGAAGAGCCGCGCCTCCAACCCCACGCGTGTACCCGCCTGGCCGGCGAGCCGCACCGGTTCGTTGGCTTCGAACGCACCCAGCTCGAGTCCGGGCAGCGTGCGCATCTGCAGGTTGATCGACTCACGTAGTGCCGCCTGGCGGCGCTCGAGTGGTTGGCTAAAGTCCTGGACAATCAGCCGCGCGTGCTCGGCCGCCGCACGTGCGTTGTCGAGGGCTTCGTTGGCCGGCAGCGCGGCAATGCTCGCGCGAATCTGCTGCTCGGTGATCTGCCGCTGGGCCTCGGCCAGTCGTTCTGCGGCCGGCAGCATCGACAGTCGGATCTGGGCTTCCTGAGCCGCCAGATCGACGGAGTGCTGCTGCAGGGCGGTCTGCGCTTTCTGGGCGTCAGTCAGTGCCGTTGCGGCCGCATCGATCTGGACCCAACGATCTACCCGTGCCTGGTCGGCCGCTGCCGTGGCCTGGCCGGCCGTGAAGGACAGGTCGTTGAGTTGACGCAGCCGTGCCTGTTGGCGTGCGAAGTCCTCCGTTGTTTTGCGAATCTCAGCTGCAGCTGCTGCTACTTCTGGTGCTGCCGGCGCGAACGGGGCTTCGTTGCTGAGTCCTGGTATGCCTTTCGCAAACGGGGCGGGCTGCTTGTTTTGCTCCTCGACCCAACTGGGAAACCTGTTCAGTGCGTCGGCGATGGCGTCAAATGCTGACGCCTGCGCCTTGAGTCCGGACGTGACCGACGGCGCCGCGAGCCTGCCCAGCGTGATCTCCAAGCGATCGCCCGAGCGTTTCGCCGCATTGAAGGCGGTATCGAGATTGGTTGTTGCGGTCGATGCATACGGAACGGCGCGCTGGTACTCGCGAAACGCCTGGACCGCGTCGCCCATGCTTTGGGCGATCTGACTGATCACCTGATGCGCGATCGCCCCTACCGTGCTAAAGCCCACGAACGCGAGGGCGAGCTGCCGCACGTTCTGCGCACTCAGAGATGGAGGCCCAGCAGTGGTGGTGGCTACCCGAGTTGCTAGTGCGGCGGCGCCGGCTTGTTGCTGGCGAAGGGATGCGTCGAGGCCACCCGCCGCGCGGATCTGTTGCTGCGTCAAGTCAGCAGCGACGTCTGCTGCACCGCCGCGAGCTTTTCGGCTGACTCCTTCGATCGCATCGCTTGCCTGCTTGGCCCCCGACGTATCGGCTTCCGTTTTGATGACGACGCGGAGCTCTTCGGTGGCTGCCATCAGGGCTTCATCAAATCTTCATCCAAACTTGCCGAGTTCTTTCGAGTCATCGGATATGAACCCGACGCATGGTTCGAAGCGCGTTGATATTTGCCGCCGGCTGTCTGAGCACGTTCGTTGTTCTGTCTATCGTTCCCTTGAAAACCACCCCGGCCGGCACTGCCAGTGCACCACCGGCTAGTGCCAGTCCGACGTTCAATGGGTCGGCCTATGAGGTCCAGGTCGAGAGTGACCGCGTGAGTATCAACGGGGTTGAATCGACGAAGGCCGAGTTTGGCGGCAGTTGCACGTTCACCGATGGTGACGGGTCGTCGGAAACAAAGTCCATCGTGGGCGTGGCCCCACAGACCTACACATTCGTGGGCCACGGAATTTCGTGTAACTACCAGAAGCAGCGCAGGAACGATGACCGTCTGAAGGTCACGGTCCGCCGAAATGGCGAGATCGTGAAGGCGGTTGCCACCAATCTCGAATACGGTAGTGTCTCGTTCGAGATCTGAGTCAGTCGTCGCCATCGATGAACACGACTTCGTCGCCTGGGCCCATGCCTTCGTAGGCGCGCGCCACGTCCGCCTCGACGGTAAGCAGCTCGAGCAACTGTTCGCGTTCGCCCGCGGGCACATGCCAGTAGGCGAACGGCGTCCCGCCGAAGCGGTCGGCCAGCATGACCGCGAGGTACTGTTCGGGTGGTCGCGCACCTACTCTCCGGCTGGGAGTTCGCCGCTGGTCACTGAGGAAGTCTCGGAGCTGGCGGCGGGTACTTTTGGGAGGCCGATGGAGGCCCGGAACTCCTCGACGTAGCGTCGATAGATAAACCCGATCACGCCGACCGGCAGGTCCAGGTCGCGCTCCGACTCGAGCTCAGCCGGCAACGGAAACGGTTGCCCGTCCTCATCGGCGAAGTTCCAGGTCTGAATGATCTTGCCGAATGCCTTCCACCACCGCGCCATGTCGTCGATATTCAGGAAGTCGTCATAGACCGACGAGCGCGGATTGGTGCGCATCGTGACCACCCAGCCGGGGTAGCCGATCTCGTCGAGCGCGATCTCGACCGTGTTGATCGGCAGCGCGACCGTGCCGTTGCGCCGCTGGGTTTCGATCACAGCTGGTTGACCATGTTCCCGCGCGAGCGCCAATTGGCCGTGAGCCCGACTGCTTGGTCGACCGCGGTACGCAGGCTCATGTCGACCCACGATGGCCCGCCAAAGTACTTGCTCATCGCATCGCGCGACGGATAGAGCGCGAGATTCGTCCCATCGGCGCTCTGCGCGGCCTGGCGCAGCGTCGTGTCATCGGTCGCCCAGAAGCCCTCGATCGTCCCATTCGAGGTGGGGAACCCCTGGACGCTGGTGCGATTGGTCGCGCCGAATTCAGTGGTATCGATGTCATCGGCAGTGTTGTCGATGGTGAAGGCGCGCATGCCGCCGACCAGAACCGGCGAGCCGGTGCCCGTCGTTGACATGTACACCAACCCACTTTTGACCGCGTACTTGACCGCCACTCGATCATGCTC